TTTAATAATATTATAAGAGATGAAAGTCGCATAGTGATACCATTGCACACCAGAGATGGTCAAATTTTTGGTTTTCAGGGAAGAGCAATAGGTGCTAGCAAAGTTAAATACATTACAGTGATTTTGGATGAAAGTATTCCGAAAGTTTATGGATTGCATGAGGTGAGTACTGAAAAAAGAATCTATGTTACTGAAGGACCTTTTGATTCGACATTTGTTCAAAATGCAATCGCAATGTGTGGATCTGACATTAATCTCGATAGTCTTAATTTAGGAGACGATATTGTATATGTTCTTGATAATGAACCTCGCAATAAGGAAATCTGTAATAGGATATCCAAACTGATTGATTCTGGGAAAAGCGTAATTGTCTGGCCAAAAGCAGTTCAGCAAAAGGATATCAATGATATGATTCTCTCTGGACTTTCCATTATGAGTGTGTTAAAATCAAATACATATAGAGGGCTCGAAGCAAAAATCAAATTCAACGAATGGAAGAAAGTATGAGTAACGGAACACGGGTAATTAAGAGAAACGGATCAGTTGAAAGTCTTGATTTAAATAAACTTCATCTAATGGTAGAAGAAGCATGTAGAGACCTTGCTGGAGTATCAGCATCACAAGTTGAGATGAAATCTGGAATTCAGTTTTATGATGGAATTACTACTGGAGAAGTTCAGGAAATTCTAATTCGTTCTGCGTCCGATTTGATTGATCTTGAGCATCCTAATTATCAGTTTGTCGCCGCTCGTTTATTACTATTTGCTCTTCGTAAACAGTTGTTTGGTCGCATGTATGAGTTTCCAACTGTTTTGGAGCATACTAAAAAATGTGTTGATCTTGGAGTTTATGATGCAGAGATTCTTTCGGCATATGATGCTGAAGAGTTTGATAAACTTCAATCATTTATAGATCATAGTCGTGATTATTTGTTCACCTATGCTGGTCTTAGGCAGGTTTCTGATAAGTATCTTGTGCAGGATAGGAGCAGTGGAAAGGTTTATGAGACGCCACAATTCATGTATCTTTTGATTTCTGCAACTATTTTTTCTAAGTATCCTAAAGAGACTCGATTGGATTATGTGAAGAAATATTATGATGCAATTTCTAGACATAGAATCAACATTCCAACACCAATCATGGCAGGAGTTAGGACTCCACTCCGTCAATATGCCAGTTGTGTACTTGTTGATGTTGATGATACGCTTGATAGCATTTTTAGTAGTGACATGGCTATTGGGAGATATGTTTCTCAGCGGGCAGGTATAGGTATCAATGCAGGAAGAATTCGTGGTATCAATGCCAAAATTAGGGGCGGAGAGGTACAGCACACCGGCGTAGTGCCCTTTCTTAAAAAGTTTGAGGCAACTGTAAGGTGCTGTACTCAGAACGGCATCAGGGGCGGTTCTGCTACGGTTCATTTTCCTATTTGGCATCAGGAAATTCAGGACATTTTAGTTCTTAAAAACAACAAAGGAACAGAAGATAATCGTGTTCGTAAGTTGGATTATTCGATTCAGATTAGTAAGTTATTCTATGAAAGATTTATTCAAAATGGTGAGATTACACTTTTCTCCCCACATGATGTTCCTGGACTTTATGATTCTTTCGGAACAATTGAGTTTGACTCTCTCTACATTGGGTATGAAAACAATCCGGATATTCAAAAGAAAACTGTTAAGGCACAAGAACTCTTTTTGGATCTTCTAAAGGAACGTGCAGAGACTGGTCGGATCTACATTATGAATATCGACCATTGTAATTCTCACTCATCTTTCATCGATAAGATTGAGATGAGCAATCTGTGTCAGGAGATCACACTTCCAACTAAACCACTTCAGCATATTGATGATCTTAATGGTGAGATTGCCCTCTGTATTCTTAGTGCCATTAATATTGGAAAAATTAAGACTAATGAGGATCTTGAAGTTCTTTGTGATCTCGCTGTTCGTAGTTTGGATGAACTGATTGATTTTCAAGGATATCCTGTCAAATCGGCAGAAATCGCCACTAAGGCGCGTCGTTCACTTGGAATAGGTTATATTGGATTGGCACATTATCTTGCCAAGAATGGTGTGAAATATGATGATCCTGAGGCATGGAAATTAGTACATGACCTAACCGAAGCATTCCAGTATTACTTAATCAAAGCAACAACTCTTCTTGCTAGAGAAAAGGGTGCCTGCGAATATTCTCATCGCACTAAGTATTCTGAAGGAATTTTGCCAATTGATACTTATAAGAAGGATGTTGACGAATTGATTCCAAATGTGCTAAAGTATGATTGGGAAAGACTTAGATCAATGGTTAAGAAGTACGGTGTACGAAACTCCACTCTTTCAGCACAAATGCCTTCAGAGAGCAGTTCTGTAGTCTCCAATGCCACAAATGGTATTGAGCCACCTCGTGGATATCTTTCAATTAAGAAGTCTAAGAAAGGACCTCTTAAGCAAATTGTTCCACAGTTTCATACACTAAAGAACAATTATACGCTTCTTTGGGATATGTCTAGCAATCGTGGTTATATTAACATTGTTGCAGTTATGCAAAAATTCTTTGATCAAGCTATTTCTGGAAACTGGTCATATAATCCAGAAAATTATCCCAATAATGAAGTTCCTACTAGTATAATGGCACAGGATCTTTTGACTACATATAAGTACGGTTGGAAAACGAGTTATTATCAAAATACTTATGATATTAAGACTGATGAAGTGGAAGAACCAAAACCATCTGTTGATGAATTAATTAATGATATTCTCAACTCTGAAGATGATGATTGTGAGTCTTGTAAGATTTAAAACAAATAGTGTGGAAAAAATATGATTAACAATATGACAGTTTTTAATTCTCAGGAAGTGGATACCAAAAAGCAATCTATGTTTTTTGGGCAACCGCTAGGAATTCAAAGATATGATACCTACAAGTATCCAATCTTTGAAAAACTTACGACACAGCAACTAGGATATTTTTGGAGACCTGAAGAGGTCTCCTTGCAGAAAGATCGTGGAGATTATCAATCCCTTCGTCCCGAACAAAAGCATATTTTTACTTCCAATCTAAAATATCAAGTTATGCTTGATAGTGTTCAAGGTCGTGGACCTGGAATGGCATTTGCTCCTTATTGCTCACTTCCAGAATTGGAAGCGTGTATGAAGGTTTGGGAATTTATGGAGATGATTCATTCGCGCTCTTATACATATATTATTAAAAATGTATATTCGGATCCTTCGGATGTGTTTGATACAATTCTCAGAGATGAAAAAATTCTTGAACGTGCCTATAGTGTAACCGAAGCCTATAACGATTTCATCAACAGTGCTCAACATTATGGAACTTCTGAACTTTGGAAATATGCCCAAGAACAAGTTCCCTCCGCACAGGCAGAAAGATATGAACTCAAAAGAAAATTGTTTAGAGCAGTTGCAAACGTTAATATTCTTGAAGGTATTCGCTTTTATGTCAGTTTCGCTTGTAGTTTTGCTTTTGGCGAACTCAAACTTATGGAAGGAAGCGCAAAAATCATCAGTCTAATTGCAAGAGATGAGAATCAGCATTTAGTTATCACTCAGAACATCCTGAACAAGTGGAAAGAAGGTGATGATCCCGATATGCAAAAAATCTCTCAAGAAGAGGAGCAGTGGGTTAATAAAACTTTTGAGAAGGCAGTAAATCAAGAAAAACTTTGGGCAGAGTATCTGTTCAAGGATGGTTCTATGATTGGTCTGAATGATAAACTCCTTCAGCAATATGTTGAATGGATTGCAAATCGTCGTATGAGAGCGATTGGTCTCAAACCACTTTATGATATTCCGGCAAAGAATAATCCACTTCCTTGGACATCTCATTGGATAGAATCAAAATCGGTCCAAGTAGCTCCACAAGAAACGGAAATTACATCATATTTGATTGGTGGAATTAAGCAGGATATGAAATCTAATCATTTTTCAGATTTTAAACTGTAAATTATAGTATAAATTTTCGGAGGACCTTAAGGTCCTCTTTTTTTATAAATATCAGTA